TCCGGATGGTTCCGAGGAACTTCTCCTGACCATGCGATCGCTCGCGCAAGCGTATTGCGGAGCTCTTGCCTCGCGTGCCTATAGCACCTTACCTCTTCAGGTCTCATCACTCGACCTAAGGGGTTCTCTAAGCCAAATCTCGTGACAAAGTCACAAGGAGAGTTGGCTTCGTTTTCCACAGCAGAACTATAAGAAAAAGAAGAAGCCATAAGTGTTCGCACCTGGCAGCTACCAGTGTGGCTGGATGGGCTAGGGCGCTAAAAGCATAGGGAGTATAATTAAACTCCACCCCTTACCAACTCAGAGCAGATTAATCCAGTAAAGCTCAAAAGTAACGATCTAGATTTAAAACCAAAGTGATGTGTTGTGTTGTAAAATGCGCACAAGATACAGACACTCAATCACCAGATAATAAATTTTGAAAGTTACGATTTTACCTCTGGTCTTCACACGATGGGAAAATTAAGACCTGGACAAACAAATATTAACGGACCTAGATAGTAGTGAAGAACGAAATCATCACCGGCACCAACAAAGCAGTCGATGTATGAACCAGCAACAACAGGAAAAACAGCATCAGCAGTAGAAGAACAAATAAGATCAAGACTAGAGACAGAGTAGAATCTTGAAGATAATAAACCTTTAGGGTTATAAGTAACCAAATTAGTAAAGCCTGAAACAAACGGTGTTTCCAAATCGAAAGCGGGAGTATGAGAAAAATTATTAACAGCGGAACCATAGGAAAAAGCAAAGAAAGGAAATTGAATGACTCCATTGATGATAGCAGTTGATGCACCTAGCAAATTATGGTAAGAATAAACAAGTAATTGAGCATTTTTAGATACAGGAGAAACAAATTTATAACGAATAGAGCCTCTCCACATTGCAAACATAGTATTTACAAAAGTGAATAAATTAAGGGGTCTATTATCAGTAGAAGAATTTGTATTAAATGTAAGAGTTGGATTCTGAGGAATACGTATACGAACACAAGCAGGAGCTATGACCATTGGATTTGGTAAACCAAATTGAGCAAGAAAGCCAAAACGACGAATAAGATTTTTAATATTCATATGAGACTCACCAGCCTGATACATTGAGGGAGATTTTACGATTCCAGAACCATGTGAAAGAATGTTAGCAACA